AGGTATGCAAAAAACTGGCGCAGTAGCTTATTTTTTATTACCGAGGACGAGCTTAGTTTGTTTCCTATTAATCCAAACCATTTGCGCTCTAAGGTTAAAGCAGATCTTACGTCTTTGCTTGATGAAATAGATGGTCGAATAGGTCCAGAAGTTAGCATTTATATAAGCTTCAAGATGGGTGGGATTCATAACGAAATCAGTGAAATTTTTCGAGAAACAGACGTTTTGCTTTACAAGATTATTAAGCGGGCATTATCTCGTTAATCGGAGGATGTGTGGCGCCTCCTATGCCCGGTCATGCCCGGGCGGTAGAAGGTATCGAAGGGGATTTGGGAAGTGGTGGGCCAATGCGACCCACCTTTTGTGTCAGCCAACACATCCGCCGAAAAGTGCAATGAGCACAACAAAGGCGACCGCGATGATGATGCGAGGATCCATGATCAACTTTCCATTCGGCAGAGGAATATCCCTCACCCCTAATAGTGGGTAGGCAGTGACCCATATTCGGCCAGTTGGAGAAAAATAAATGGCTTAGGCCGCAATCTTTTTGAATTGGGCGACTCTCCATGGATCGTTGGCCCGTGCGAGCGCCGCCATAGGTGGAGGGCTGACGCTGTTACCGCACATGTGGACCTGTTGGGTTTTGGTGAATGGCTTGCCGTCGGCCCCGTGGCTGATGATGTAGTCGGCGGGGAAGCCCTGAGCCTTGTACAGTTCGACTGGTTGCAGCATCCGCAAGCAGATGTCGACGATCACGTACGGCGTGCCTTTGATCGTCACGGTGACCAGACCCAGGCGATCTTTGGTGGTGATGGTCGGTGCTGGTTCGCCGGCGCCGCTCACGTTCTCGGTGCCGTAGTAGCTGATCAGGAATGCCGCGACGCGCAGTGCACCGGCTTCAACCTCCGGTGAAAGCTGGAACTCAACCAGCGAGCTTTTGCCACCGCCGCCCGCAGTGATGGTTGGCGCTGGCTCATCCACGGCCTGGCCAACGCTGGCGCCGAACTGGCGCTCCATGAAGGCAGTGACCAGCCCGTGGTGAGTGCCGCCTGCGCTGATGGTGCGCAGAGGATCCGCTGCGTCCCGCGCATCGCAGTTGCCGCGCAAGTGCACCAGGTTGGCGGTCACCAGTTGCTGCTGGCTGCCGGTGTTCGTCACCGTGGTCATCGGGTCTTCGATGCTTTTGGCGTCGGTGGTGTTGAAGCCACCATTCATCTGAGCCATGAACACCGTCGAGATACCCATTGCATGGGCGGCACCGGCAGGGCGCTGGTAGTTGCCGCCGCTGGTGATGGTAGGTAACGGCTCGTTGAGTGCCTTGCCTTCATCAGCAAACCGGAACTTCACCAGGTGCGCAGCGGCAACCGCGTACTTTCCGCCAGACGCCATGATGGTGCCGAGAGGTTCATGCTGGTCGGCAGTACGCGGTGCAGAGCCTGGCTTGTCGCCGTTGCCCAGCTGCACAAGCGTGGCGGCAGATAGCGTCAACTCTCCGCGGTTGGCACAGGTTATTGTCGGCATCGGTTCGCCCGGGTCGTTGATCCGGTCGCTGCCCTGGTGCGTGGCTGGTGCAATGATCGGGCTGGCCATGGCGAACGAGCCCCCGCGCGGCCAAGAGGTAACGGTGCGCAGCGGGTCGTGTGCTGACTGAACGCTTTCACCGGACCAGTTCGCGATCGGCACAATAAACGGGTCAGCGGCATCAATGACGAACTTCTTCATACCCTTGGCGATCCGGCGCAGGGTGGCCGGTGCCAGCGGCTTTGGCCGGTCGAAGATGCTTTTGCTCGGGATAGTCCAGTCGATGCATTCAGCGGCGGTGCGCCACTTCTGTTGGCCCTTCACCGGGTGCTTGGCGTGCGTCGGCGCCGGCCAGACAATCGGCTCACCGTCACAGCGAGCGATCATGAACAGACGTTCCCGGCTGGTCGGTGCGCCGAAGTCGCAGGCCTTGATGACTCGCCACTCGACTACATAGCCAAGGTGCTGCAGCTCGGCCACAAAGGTTGCCCAGGTCTGCCCGCGGCGCTTCGGGTCGGGCACCAGGAACTGCTGGTGGACCGGTACGACTTCACCTGGTTCGGCAATGGCTCCGCCCAGCTTCATTACTCGGCCGGTGGCCTTGCAACGTTTGGCGATCAGTGGCCCCCACTGGAGGATCTGTTTCACGTTCTCCAGGCTGATGACGCGAGGCTTCTTCTTGCCGGCCCACTTCAGGCCGATCCACGACAGGTTGCGAATCTCACGCTTGCGAGGTTGTCCACCGGCGGCCTGGCTGTGATGCGTGCAGTCCGGCGACATGTGGAACCAACCGACGGCCTTGCCGCCGCACTCGGTATCAGGATCACCGTCGAACACGTCGGTGGTGTAGTGCACAGCGCCCGGGTGATTAACGGTGTGCATGCTGATTGCCTGGGGGCTGTGGTTCTTCGCGACATTCACCGCGCGGCCCAGGCCCATTTCCAGCCCGGTACCGGCGCCGCCACCACCGCAGAAGAAGTCGACAACGATCTCATCGTCCTGGGGGTTGAAGCCGAGTCCGTATTGGGTTTTGAAGTCGAGAGGGTTCTTTTTCTGAAATGCAGACATGGGCGGTCCTCGCCAAAGTGGCGTGAATAGTTGATTTGAGGTATTCAGAGGGCTGAGGGAGGCAATGTGCCACCCATGGAAACAAGGAGTGCAGTGTGGAACAGACAAGGGCAGCCTTTGCTGAGGCTATTTTTGAAGCAATCCGAGAGTGCCACGAGTTCGGATATCACCCAACTAAGTGGGAAGCCATGAACCGTTCGCAGCATCCTGTTGAAGCGTCGATAAAGCTGGTTCAGTCCCCAGATTTTCAGGATGGGTTCAAGAAATTACTGCGGGAAGGAAGGGAGCATCTGACAGTGGAGGCGATAATGCTCAGGCCCGAGTTCGCTTCTCTATTCAATGCTCCGCTGCTCCAAGCTGCCAGGTGGAGATTGCAGGCTGCGCCGCGTTAAAACTGGTGACGTAGCGCGCCGGTGCTCCATCCGCCGAGGCCGGCGAACAGTTCGATTGCTGTTGTCATGTGGTCGCTCTAATATATAGGAATTTGTTAACTTGATGGTATTTTCTTATGTTCCAGGCGATGTTCAAAGCTAAGGTTGTCGAGTTGAGGTCGTTGTTTCTGGCGACATCTGGAATCGAACATAGAGGCGAGAAGGGAGGGTTTAGAGAGGCATTCGTAAAAAGCCTTTTAAACCAGTTCTTACCTGTTCAATTTGGAATCGGCTCTGGGGTGGTGGTGGATATCAATGGATGCCAGAGTCCTCAGATCGACATCGTTATCTACGACAAGCGAAGGCTTCCTCCAATTTTTGAAAGGGACGGCAGTGGTGTTTATCCCATTGACTCTGTTGTCCGAGTCGTTGAAGTGAAGAGCGTCGTCAATCCAGCTGCTGTCGCTCAGTTTTCTAAGTTGGTTGCGTCGTTCGATCCCACAAATGATGACGGCCTGAAACTGGCTAGCCACATGACGGATCGAGGTGCAGAGGAGTTTTATCCAGTTTGCGCTATGTTTGGTTTCGAGAACAAGATATCCCATCTGGGAGAAGCATGTTTCAATGACGAATATATACCTAGAAATGATGCCCTGGTTTACGTTGATAATGGTGAGTTGTGGGGGGTGAAGTACGGTGTAGATCTCTCAGGCTTTGATAAGTATGGCGGGAAATACATGAACGTTAAAAAAGACCCTGATCTTGCTGTTCGTATGTTTTTGGCTGTGCTTCTCAATAAAATTGAGGTGACCGCCAATTCAAGAGAGCCTTTTGACCCTCTGAAGTGGCTTATATCAGCCAAGTGAGTAGTTCATAGCTCTCGGGCGGTCGCTGGCGGGTCAGGCAGCTTTGCGCTGGCCCAGCACTTGCTGGCGTGCAGCTTCAAACTCGCTGCCGAGGATCTCGGCGGCGCCCTCGATGTTCTCGTTTCCATCCTCAAGCCTGAGGCCGAGGTTCAGGTACACGACCCCATCCAGCTCGAAGAACACACCGCCGCATACCCACAGTGCGCCCGGGTTCAGGCCGATCGCCTCCCAGGCTTCGTCCATATCGATGCTGGCAGGGCAATGCTCCTTCCACAGAGCCGACAGGCGCTCATGCTCGGCGACCTGGGCGGCGCGCGCTTCCTTTGGCGTTCCTTTCGCAGGCTTGGCGCTGGAGCGCAGAGCGCGGTAGTCGTACTGGTCGGGGCGGCACCAGTGGACGTCCAGCTCGCGGCTATCACGGAGCTTCACGCCGCCGACATAGCTCCGATTGCCTGAACGCATCGGCGAGGCCGCTCCACCAAACACCTGGCCAAGCTTGGCGCGCTGGGCGTCCCACTCTTTGCGCTTGGCTTCCCAGGCGATTACCGCGGCGACCACGGTCGGGGCGGTGGTCTTGTACATGTAGTTGCTCATGGATTATCTCCAGTAAGGCGCCGCCCTCCGTGACCGGATGCGACAGTGGGGTGGGTGTTTCCGGTTCTTGTGCCGTTATACTTTGAAGGTCACGACAGCTACCATCTAACGAAGCTGCGGACTGAAATCTGGATAAGGGATTATTGATAATGAAAAAAAACTACGTTTTAGTGTTGGCTGGGCTTTCTTTTTCTGTCCTTGCGTCGGGCTGTTTTGCTGAAGAGTACCTGTTCGATTTGGCAACAAAAGCACCCTACAAAAAAGCATATGCGGAGATGCTTGCTTACCCGACCTGGATCAGTGAAGCGCAAGGAGTTTCGACGCCAACTGAGAAGATCGTTGTGCAAGGGAAAAGCTACACACTGGGACATATGTGCAAGCCTCACGACTGTGCAGACAATCAGCTAAGTGTGGTTTTTACTGCCGACGGTAAAAAATCCTGGGGGCTACTGGCAATTCGCGCCCCTGATGGAAAAACGTTTAATAAGTATTATTTGGGTAATCCGGACAGCGTTATCGAAAAGTTACTGAGCAAGTCATTTTCTGATAACAACCCGCAAGACTAAATACACGACCATCATTTAGAGTGTCCGCCGATTCGGTCCGGGATCGAAAACCTCGTCGCCAGGGTCACGCTTCAGCTCTGCCAAGCTCTCATTCCGAAACATCCGCGCCACGTTTTCACTTATCTGCACTTTGTGGCGCGGACTCTCCATCGCTTGGAATGAAAGGGTCGGCCCGAGCGCATGAGCGTTCAGAATCAGGTTCTGCACCGCTTCGTTGATTTCCGTGATTCCGTTCCAGGCCATCAGCTCATCAAGCTTCTGCCGGGTACCGAGCCTGACCCGGTGCCGCAATTCCTTCTCGTCGTACTCGATCCGCTTCTCGGCGGCCTTCGCTGATCGCTCTTGTCCAGTCTTGGCCATGGCCAACCTCTTCTATGCCACTGGCCGGCATCGCCAGCCAGGTTTGTCGTTTGCGTTGCTGCACGCGGAAGCGTCTCACGCTGCTACCTTGACCTGATTCCAGGCTCCGACCGCTTCAAAAATCCGCGCAGCATGAGCCTCGTCGAGCGATATGGATTCAGGAATAGCGATCCAACCAGAAGCCACCATCTGGCTTTGATTGGCGGAGTCACGCAGCTTCTTGTAGCAATGCTCGATCACGTCTTCCAGATGGTCGGAGAGATAGACGCCGTCCGGAGCCACCTCAATCGACTTGCTGTAGCGGTCACCGCGAGCATCAATACAGAGAGCGCTGAGGTAGATCGTCCAGCGATGGGGAATACCGCACACGGCCTGGCCAATCTTCCCGGGCGCGATGTTCTTCAGCGACTTGTAATTGATCATGCCCTGGTGGCCGCTGGGATCGATGTTCACCACTGCGACGTGGTTGGTGCTGAGCAGTGCCCGGCACGATCGCTCGACTCGGGCGCGCATGTTGTTGGGTTTGCGCTTGCTCATAGTGAGTCCGCCATTTTGCGAAGCGCCAACCGCTCAGCCCGAGTCATCGCCTTGGGGCGGCGTTTGAGGACGGTGTCTGGATCAATCTTTGTGGAGCGCTCAGCAGGTGGTGGATTGATTTGAGCGGGCTCCGATCTGGAGAACCGCCCGCCCGCGGCCAGGTGCTGTTCGACCCGACTGGAAAGCTCCAGCGCTTTCTCGCGCCGGAACTCGATGTCGTATTTCAGGTTGCTGATCATGATCAAGCTCCTAAGCGATGGGCCTGCGCCCGGGCCTTGTCCGCGACCTCATCGACCATGCGATTCAGCTCCAGGTTGAACTGGACCAGCTCTTTGTGCAGGTTGGCGATGTAGTCTTCGTCGCGGTGAATCGTCTCGATGTAGAGCTGACACTCTTCATCTTGGCGAGAATCGAACGACAGAAAGTCCCACCATTTCCGGCCCGTAACGAACATGCAGCCTTGGACCTGCGGCATGTGTTCCTCCGGCATTCCTTCGAGCCAAGTCCTGACGTGTATCGCCTCGTTGAATGGACACTTCGACTCGGTGCCCCCGTCATCGTTGATCAGGCCGTCTGGCGAGCAGCCGAGCCAGTCGTACTTCGGGTGGACGATGAACTCTGACGGTATGACGATGTTGCCGGTCAGCATCTCGTAGGCGTCCTGAGCCTTCTGTTCTTCGGTGTGACCCCACTTCATGGAAGCACTACTGACGTTGTGCTTGGACTTCTTTGCCAGTCGCTCGAAGCACAGTTCGCGCATGTATGAGGTGCGCGCACCCATAGGCTCGCGCTTCCCATTCTTGTCAGGCTTCCCCCAGGCAAGCACATCTTTAAACCGGCTGGCTGTCACTCGGCCAGATCGGTCTGCTTGCCACTTTTCAGTGCCCTGAAGTTCCGTTCTCACTACGCTGCTTCCTCGGCCTGAGACAGGTCGTCGTTGGTGCCAGTTATTTCGGTGAAGTCGCCATCAACAGTTGCCGCCATGGCCTTTAGCGCTTCATGGCATTCAAGGCCGATTGCTGCGCGCTGCTTAGGTTTGAGACCTGCCCAGGCTGTCGCATAGGCTTCGATGTCCTGACGCTTCGCTACGACCAAAAGGTCTGCAAATACTCCGTCGATTTCCGGCGATGGGGATTTCGGGCCGAACGACACACCAGCAGCGGCCGCAGTGTTTGCCGCCTGCTTCACAGGGGTGATATCGATTTCGCCGCCGTACGAGTCTTCGAACTCGTCGGGCGTATAGACGCCGAGGATGACGTCAGGGCAGAAGAGTCGCGCCCATTTTTTTGTCACCAGGTAGGCAATCTGCTGCTTGGGGTCTTCCGCCCAAAGCGTAGAGTTCCGCGTGCGGACCTGGGTGAGCAGTAGCTCCAGAACGCGCGGCTCGTCTTCGCCTTTGAAGGTTGCCCAAACTTTAATCCCGAGACCTTTCTCATCGTCAAAGCTCCAGCCCGGAACCCGGTACTTTTTGAACTCGCCAGTGTCCTCGTCCTTCTTGGTCTTGCTGGTGACTTCGCGCATCTTCCCGATGACGTTTTCCCAGCTGCCGAACCACTCGAAGTTCAGGCGACCCTTGACTGGTGCCTTGGCGGTGATCACTGCGTTGACGAGCTGCGCCTCGTAGCTCAGGGCGCCGCCGTTGACGATGAACGTCTTCTGCGCAACAGCGAAAGGGTTCATCTGCCACTGCATTGCTTGTAGCACTACCGCCATGCAGTCAGCTTGATTGCCCTTCAGATGCTTGGGGACTGTTGTCACGCCCTTCGACATCATCAGCGCGAGGTCGCTCATCGACTTCATGGTGCCTGGATCGAGAATGAGCGCTGCTGCGTTGTGCGATGGATCGTGGTACGTGGCGAGGCCGGTTGGTGCTTGGGTGTCTGAATCGTTCATTGCGCTCTCCGTGGCCGACAAGGAGTGAGTCGACCTTTAGATGGAAAGGGTGGTTAGAAACGGATGGCTTGAAGCCAAGCGCGAGCAGTGCCGAGGTCCACGTCGAAGCCTAGGGCTACCACCTCGACAATGTCGTCAACCGATGGCGCGGTCGTGGTCACATCGTCCGATTCAGAGGCGACCGCATGTGTGCAGATGGGGGCGATTTCAACCTTCTCTGCAACCAGAGCCGGAGTTACGGCAGTTAGTGGTGCCGGTGCGGCAGCTTGTGCGCGCAGGCGAGCCAGTTCTTCCTGGTCGCGTTGGTTCTGCTCG